GTGCTTACGTTCTTTACTCCGTACGATACGTTGGTGTATGTGGTCATGGTTTATCCGTTTATAAATCCCATAAAGTACGCCTGATCCAAAATGTTCTGCGTAGGGGGGTTGTTGGTCACCGAGTACTCGGCGGGGTAGGTCACAAAGACATCCTTAGTCCCTGCGCTGAAATTAACCAAAGAGCCTGAGTTGCTCGATGCCAAAACTGTCGTGCGGGCTAGGGTTGTCCCTGATGAGGTGTATGTACCAACTCCCACTTCCCACTCGGAAGTGCCCTGACCAGCGATGGTGTAGTAGGTGGTATTGCCGTTACCAATGACAGCAAAAGACTGAAAGCCTGTCGAGGCTCCAAGAAGGGTCACTGTCCCCGTACCAGTCGTCGTGGTAGTTTCCTTAACGCGGTCTGCAATAACAAGTGCCATGTGTGTCCCTAACTCACTACGGTATCAATCAACACCCAATCGGCGGTTTCGGCATCATCCACCAACGCCCATCCAGCAGATTGCGAGTCATCTATATTTTGCCAGTTTGCATCCTGACTGTCTATGACAATCGTCCAGTAAACAGCCGCTAGTGTGCCGTTGTAACCGCGTGCCTCTAAACCTGTTAGTGTAGGCGATATGCCCACACCCAAAGAACCGTTTAAACCAAGAGCAGACTTGCCAACTAAGTCAATACTCTTGTCTGGCGATAGTGATCCTTTGTATCCCGAAGCAGATAAGCCTGTTAAGGCTACTGTTACACCAACACCAAGTGTGCCCACATAACCATAACCAATATCTCCTGTTTCTGTTGGAGATTCGCTTGGCGTTAATGTTCCTACCGATCCTGATGCAGACTTACCTGTGAGCGCAACAGTACTAGATGGAGTTAGTGTTCCAACATACCCGCTTGCGGCCAAGCCAGACAGCGCGGGGGATACTGTAGGAGTAAGGGTTCCTACTGAGCCAGTGGCAGAATTGCCTGTTAGGGCAACAGAATTTGACGGCGTTAATGTGCCTACAGAACCCGACGCAGATAGCCCAGACAAGGCTACAGAAATGGTCGGAGTAACGGTGCCTACATAACCAGAGGCTAAATCCCCTGTTTCAGCCTGAGACCCTGTGGGTGTTAATGTCCCTACATAGCCAGACGCAAGTAACCCCGTTAAGGCTACAGTTGAACTTGGTGTTACCGAACCAACGCTACCCGACGCAGAAAGACCTGTCAGGGCAACGACAACTGTATTCTCCCCTAACGAGGCATATGGCGCTTGTGCGTATGCGGAGATACCAAACATGGTTTAAACGGCTTACGCCGCCTCCGCTTTAGGTTGTTGCCAAGCGAACCAGCGCTGTCGATGTTGTGTTGCTAGGCATGGTCAGAGTGAACGTGCCAGCCGTAATAGTCTGTGAACCAAACGTAAATACACCCACCGCCTTATTAGACTGGGTAGAGTTGTAGATCAACACAGTATCGAACGCTGTAGTCAATGTCACATTCGTATAGGTCAAAGACGCTGACGGAGTCCAGTAAGCCGTACCTGCGGTCGCCGATGTATTGGTCGATGCTGGCACAGTGGCGTTAGTTACCGTCACACCGCCTGCGGTGTAGTTTGTGCCAGAGACCTCACCCGTGGCTGAATACGCCGTAGTGGATGCGTTATACGTCGCTGACGCTAGGTACAGGGCACCTTTGAAAGTGTCTGCGGTTGTCGCGGCACGGATAGGAGCAACACCAAAGTTATGGGTCGCAGTCATCAACTCCGCTAGAAAAGAGGTGCAAAGGGATGCGGTATTTGCCATGATGGCTCCTTATGTAAAATTTTGCAGTTCGCCGCCAATAGGAGGCATCTTCTTCAAGGTCACATGGGCAGAACGATGGACTAACGCGCCGTCTTTCCAGTACTCAACCCAAGTGGTTAATTCGTTGTCGTCTTCAAACGTGCCTTCCTTCTTCTCCAGAAGTGCCTCGTCAACTTCACCTAATGTTGTATATACAAGTGCCATTACGCGATCCTTATGATGGCTGAAGTGTTGGTTATGGCTGGGAATTGTACGGTGAATGTGCTTGTGCTGGTCTTATCTGCCCCGAAATCCAATACACAAATCGCCCCGTTATCCCCGCTTTTATAAATCAATGCGCCCCGCGCTGTGATGGCTCCAGTCCACGAGGCGTTATCAAACGAAATATACGAAGTGGCAGCACCTGTCTGGTTACCGATTGTGGGTACTTGAGAGACAGTCAAAGCCAAACCACCCGCTACATAGTTCCCACCCGTGGCTTCACCAGTCGTTGTGTAGGCTGTTGTAGTCGCATCCAACGTAGCGTTGTTGGTGTACAGGGCTATGTAGAAAGTGCCGGACGTGAAGTTAAACGAGCCGTTCATCAAGCCCGTTTTAAATGTGTTGCAAGTCCAATTCCCAGTGAAGGCCATCAGGTCACCGCCTGTCTATATTGACCAGAACGGTAAGCATCCTGACGCTCCATTCCATCTCCAAGGCGTTTAGCCAAAGCTAGTGCTTCCTTGTACTTGGTGTCATACAAGGTAATCAAATCCTGCTCGCCCTTCATATAGGTATACGCTTCTACAAGTGCGCCATACAAAAGGACTGTGTCAAAGTTATCACCAAGCCATGTTGTTGTGGCCGTAGTGATGGACTCTGGGTAATAGTAAAAATGCAACTCTACGTTGTAAGCCGCGTCTGGTGTTGGGCCAAGAATAAACGAGAGTTCGTTGGTAATCGTGCTACCTGTAATCGTAGGGCCAAACAGTGCGTAATACTTGGGTAAACCCCTATATGCAGCACCTGTGTCTGGGTATGCTTCGCGGATGAAGTTCACATCCTTGTTCAATAGATATGTGTATGTCTCGCTGCTTGTGCCATAGTTCTCAATGACCGCCATCGAGTAGGTAGCAAGGTAATCATCAGGCGCGGACAGGTACTTTAGACCAGTCGTCATAGCGCCAATCATGTTTTTGCGCAATGATGGAAACTGTACCGAGTTGTAAATGCGTTGCTCAGCCTGCTCAATCAGACGATTAATTTGCTCTGCGGAAGTAACAGTAGTCCCGTCCGCCAAAGTGGTAGACGGAAAGTTGTTCTCCGTATAGGTCTGAATCGCAGTTACTAACTCGGAATAGTTCATGCCATTGGGCCTCGTGCCATTACGCCTTTAGTGGCAGCGCCTGTGCCACGGATTTTGATGCCGTCAGTTTTGACGGTTTCGTTGCCAGCAGACTTGCTAATTGCGCCAATAGACATATCAAGCGTTTCAGCTTTACTACGGTTTGGCTCTTTGCCGGGGTTAGAAGACACCGTTACGCTCTTGCCAGACATGGTGTGTGGCTTTGCGTAGGCAGATGCCGGTAGGTTGTTTTTAGCCATATTAGCCTCCGCGTGAAGCGCCGCGTTGGTTCACGACTTTTGCCATGCCACGTCCATACTGCTTCATCATCTCATTGGTCTTGCCGCCTTTAGCCAACTTGGTCATTGGCTTGCCGGGGTGCATCTTTTTTTCATGCTTGTGCACTGCACCTGCAATCATTTTCTTGTCCTGTTTTAAATCTGCTTTGTCCATTCTCAACTCCTAAGTTGTTACTACCTCTACTGTACCCAAACTTATGGTCGAAACCAAGTTGTTTGGGGTCATTCCCGCATCAAAAAAACTTGCTCCGCCAACTGGGGCCCAACCCCACTGAAAGATGCGACTACCACCACCAAGATAACCGTCTGCACCTAAACCAGAAACTTGGTAACTCACATCAGGACGTGGATCACGTACACCTTGTGGGTCGTCTACCGGATACATACCCAACTGCAACTGAGGTTGGTCGGGGTCCCAGCACGAGGAACAGACTAGCAGGTTATATGTCTTGGTCTTGATTACTTCCTTGCGTAACGCGGTTAACTTGAAACGAAAACCACATCGGTCACATTCAGCAATCGAGTTCTTGCCGGATGAAAACCTATTACCCATTAGGTGCTACCCCCAATGAACATTTGACGCGGAACAAGGCGGATGGCTGCACGTTCTTGGTCTTCATCGGCTGCCGTCATCCATGCTTCGTCGTACTGGGCTTTCAAAACCTGCAATCTGTCCATCCCGCCGGGCACTTTAAGCGCTAAGTAATACGCCAATCCTGCGGTTAGACAGTTAATAAACCTAAAGGGAATGTCCATGACATTCACACCACCGCCCGCATCTTGCACGCGACGCATGCGCCAGTACACGAACTGGTATGTCTGTGAGCCATCTGGCGTAGGCCAGACTGTGATGCTTTGTTTTTGCACTAGGCTGATTGCTGCGCCAGAAGTGTGGGCTGCTGCCGTCGTGCCTTGCTGTCCCCGTGTGCAGTTCAAAAGATACGCTGGTGTCGCACCATCGGCAACAGAAAACTCGTTAAACCCAATCAGCTCATTGCCAATTTGAATGAACCCTGCGTTGGGCACACCCACAAGACTGCTGATAGGGATTGATGTGTCCGTGGCTGTAATCGTTGCAGCCAAAGTACCTGCCAACACAGAAGACTGCCCGCTAAGACGCTGAATCCACACTTGAATTGGACGGCCTTGGGTTAATTTGTTTGGGATTGTGGCGTAGGTAGAAACACTGATACGCGTGATGGTTAGGTCGGCTTGATTGCTGGCGCTGTTTGCCTGTGTACGAATCACATGCTCAAGAATGTCTGCCGTATCGTCTGGCAGCGCATAGGTAGGTTGGCCTTGGGTCAGGGTAATGACGTCTTGCTCAAACGTCCACATGTTGACACCACGGTTAGCCCAGTCCGCAAACAACAAGTTCAAAGACCTACGAGCCGTGCGCAAGTCATAGCCTGTGCGCAACTCCGAACCCACGCGCTCGAACGCTTCCTCCACTATTTCAGAGAGGTCTAGATTGAACGATGCGGTTCCGGAGGTGTATGCCATGTCACTTCATTTTCTTTAGTGTCTGAGCCAAACGAGCGCGTTGACCCATCTTGCCGGGGGCTTTTGCTGCCTTGGCCAATGCTTTCGCTGGAATCGGCTTGCCTTCTTTCGCACCAAGCGCGGAGCGCAGAGCGCCGGGCTTCTTGATCGCTTTCTGTATCCATTTTTCAGCCATTATCTAAATCCCGCTGTTTTCTTTGCAATGTTCTTGGGCTGGGCTACGAATTGTTTTCCGGCTTTTTTGCCAGCGCGTTTCGCACGCGTTGTCGCAGCGTACTCAGCAGGGCTGAGACTTTTGATCGCAGCTTCTGGAAGATATCGCTCACCTGTTTTACTAGACGGTTTTCCACTTTTGGTCCTCCATTTCTGGTCACCCCAATCTTTTAAGGATTGCTGTGGCGCTTTCAATCTCGGTAACCCCCACCTGCCGCCTTGTATTTCTTAGCAACAAGCTGAGCTTTGCGGGCTGACCATTGACCTGCACCTGTACCATGAGTGGCTGCGGCTTTTACCTGAGACACAATCTTCTTGCGAAGACTAGGCTTTGTGTAATTACCCGCAGCGTTGACCTTCCCACCGTCTTTAAACTGTGTAAAGTCAGTGTTGTCACGACGTGCTTTTTTCACGCCTTTAGGCATTTTGCTGGGAGCGACGGCTCCCATACCGCGACTTGGCCTCATGTATTAGCACTTACCGCCGTAAGCCATTTTGATCTGCTTGGCTTTAGTCTTGCCTTTTTGAGCAATACCGTCAGCCGCACGGGTATACCCGCCAGAGGCCATTTTCTTGGTTGGCATGTCTTTAGATGCGCCTTTTTTCTTAGCCATCATTGCCATAAAACCTGCGTTCATTTTTCCAGCCATACGGCCTCCTTTTGCGAATTTTTTGCCTTTATCGGCGGTTGCGAAATCTTGTCCCACAGACTGCGGGACTCCTACTTTCTTGGCGAACGATGGATTGTGCGCCACCGCCTCCATGAAATTGTGTTGCTTTTTACTAGTTGAGGGCACTCTTTTGCTCCCGTATAAACAGGTCTATCTTATTCTCAAGACGGTCGAGCCTATCTAGCACGCGGTTGATTTCGCCATGAACCTCGTTTTTGGTCATGTACTTCTCCGCGTTCTCTTCTCTGGTCTTGCTAAGAAGAATGGATATGCGTTTGGCTTCGTTGTTCACGCTGTTAACCCATAAAAGAATTAAAGCAGAAAGCAACGATAACCCAGCACTCCATAAGGTCGAGTTTTCCATCAGCACATCCTTCCTTTGGTCTTGCCCTTTTGGGCAATTCCATCGGCTGCTTTTACATACCCACCATCGGCGCAGTTCCAAGCCCGTAGGCTCTTGTTAATCCTCGAGTTGGGATCGTTTGCGGTCTTGGCGCTCGTTAATTTCGACTTCATGCCTTTCATACGAGCGCAAAAAGAGTCGCGCCTTGAGCCGCCCTCTGGTTGAGGTCTCTTCAGACCCGGCTTGCCCGGATTCGCTGCGTTGTAAGAGGCTCGCCCCTTGGCGTTCAATCCGCCACTGGGGTTCTTGCCTTCCTTGCGTTGCCATGCTGGTGATTTAGCCATTTACAACTTTCAAACGAGACTCCCGTATGCCCTTGAGCAAGGGGATAACAACTTCCTCGCGGAAATTGTTGGTGAATGTTTCGCTGCCAATATGGGGCAAGCTGATGTCCACATCGATGTAGACTTTGAACCCCATCTGGGTAGCCCTGTCGCAGAACAAATAGTCTTCGCCTACGTAGCGGTCTTCCACAATCGCAAAGTCAAATATAGCCGAGACCTTATTGCCTGTTACGTTGTTTGTGTATGACCACTCTGGGTGAGCGTCAATCATCTGCTCAATCACATGACGGCGGATAAGCATGAACCCTGTACCCACGCGCTTGACGCGCATGAGAGAGCCATCAAACTCCAAATCTTCTTTGTCATTCCAATACAGGTCTGTGAAGAACTTTTTGTCTCTAGCCCTACGTGGGTATGCCCCAGCCACAATGTCTTTATCTGAACCCTGCGCAAGCAAGCGCAGGATGTCTTCTGGCGTAGCAACTACGTCAGCATCTATAAAAAGCAGGTCTGTGCAGTCTGTCTTCAAAAACTCCGCCACCAGCGAGTTACGCGCCATAGTGATGATGGAGCAGTTTGAAATATCAGACAAAGTAATAGCCACGCCCAAGCGCATAGCCTCTGGCATCAACTGAGCCAGTGCATACGCCGTTTTGACGTTGACTTTACCGTCGTAGCAAGGAATACCGATAAACAGTTTTCTGCCTGCCAGAACTGCCTTTTTAGACTCAGCCATAGAAAGCTACCGCAGTTACGCTTGCGCCGGGGGTCACAATAAGACTTGTAGAGCACAAGATTCCTTCGGCGGGAATCCAAATACTGCTTGTTGAAGCCGCTGCTATTGTGAATGTAAACAACGTGGTAGCCCCATCTTTAATAGCAATAGTAGTAGCCGCAGATGCGCTATACCAAATACCTTTAAAACGAGTGCGTCCGTTATAGACAGTCGTAGCAGTGCTTGCTGGGCAATCCGCGCCTTTAACATCTGTCTGCATCATAATTAATCTCCTTTAAAAACGGGAGCCGAAACCCCCGAGATCAATTATTGTTGGCTAGCAGGTTGTGCTTGGTTGCCGCTTGCATCACGTACAGCGTATGTGATCACGATGGTTGCAGCGCCAGTAGTCAGTGAAGTTCCTGCCAAAGTGTAGGTAATGAATGTGTCAGTAGAACCGACGTTCAACCAACCACCGGGGGTAGTTGCATTAGCACCTAGAGCCGCGCTACCTACGTTAGTAATTGTGCCTGTAGTGGTGAAATCTGTGCCACCAATAGACAGTTTACAAGTAGTCGCCGCGCTAAACACTGTGGTCGTGACAACTTTAATGTCAACAATCTGTGAGCCTGCGGGGATAGAAATTGCGTTACCGGTTAATGTGTCATAAGTAACATTAACGGATTGAGAAACAACAGTACAGCCTGTGTTACGTGTTGTAGCGGCTGTAGAGCCTGTGGTGTTTTTGACAGTGCCCAACAACCAAGGGCCTAGATGCGTTGCAAATCCCATGAGATTTTCTCCATGCGTTAAGGTGTATCAATCTGCATGAGGTCAGCCGAGCCTGCTTGGTACACCGATGAATCTCGGTTGGTGCAATATACACCAAAAGAAAAGGGAGCACAAGGCTCCCTTTCCGTTTTTTTTAGGACGAACCGGGTGAACCGAATACGCCTAATGGGTCAGACCAGCCAAAGCTGTAACGCTCGCGGGACTTGTAACGGACGTTGCCCGTATCAAAATCACCGTCCATTGAATTGCTCAATGGAGTGCGCTCGAAGTGCTTCAAGCCGTTAGGTACGTCAGTTGTCAAGAACCAACCGTTAGTGTCAGTCAAGAAGTGGTTGACTGTATACCCTTCTGGGATAGAGCCATTGTTCTTGAGCGCGTTGATATCGTTGTCAGTAGTACCAACACGGAGGTTAGTCTCTAACAAACGGGTAGCAACGAACATTAACGCTGGTGGGATGACCAACTTACGTGGCTTAGCAGCGATCAACAGACCACGCTCATCTGTCCAAGCAGCGATTTGAATGACGGCATTCTCAAGAGAAGTTTCGTTCAAGTCAGCGTTGGTAGAAGGACGGTTGCTGTTGGTGCCACCAGAGATCAAGGGGTGTGCTGTAGAGAACAAAGCCACGCCGTCGCCACCGAGGTAGCTAGAAGAGAAGCCGTTGTTCAAAACAGAAGCTGCCTTGACTTGCTTGGTATAAGCCATAGCACGAGCCAAAGCCTTGGTGTAACGTGCAGACAAGCTGTCATACAAGTTATCTTCCACAGCCTCTTCAGTGATGGAGAAGCCAAGGGCGATGGTTTCGTGTGTGTAACGTGCGGTAAATGCTTCCTGTGCGTTGTCGTACTGGATTGCAGAACCTTCGTTCTTAACAGGAGCAGCAGAGAAACCAGAAAGTTTGGTCTCTTCTTCAAAGCTACGCTCAGATTTCTCTGTTTCGTAGATTTCTTTGTGCTCTTCGCCGTAACGGGCGTACTCAAGACCGAACAATGCGTTCAAGCCGGGGAGCAGTTCTTTAAGTAGTTGTGCGCGTGAAATAGCCATTTATATTACTCCTTAGATACCGGTGGTATCGGTGTACTGGTGCAAGTTGAACTTGACCAAGAACTCGTAATAGGTCGTGGTAGACACACCGGCAGGGCCAGTAGCAGTATCGGGCACAACATCAATTACACGAACGGGTAATGTATTAGTAGTAGCGGCGGAAGTTCCGTCGATACCATAGTACGAATCACCAGTGACGGTAGAACCTGTAGCAACAGAAATCGCTACGTTGGCACCAACAATCGCGCGGGTAAACGGATTGGGGGTGGTGGTTTGACCATTGGTGGCAACTACTTTAAACACGGCGTTGGGATCATCCACAACATAGCCAAAGGCCATTGCAGAAGTCGTAGAAGCAGCGGCTGGGTAGTACTGACCTTGAACAGTTTGGCCGTTCGCGTTCACATACTGGCATCCAACCAACACACCTACGCTGTCACCAGAGTTAGTAGTGCTGTTAGCGACGAGGTAACCGTTAGTATCAATCTTGACGGTATCGCCATTAAGAATAGCGGTCGCGTAAGCTGGCGCTACGGGGATTTGACGGATCGCTCCGGCGTATGGTAGTCCGTCCAGTCGGTTGACTGGCTTAAAACCGTACGTCTTGTCCACTGAGGGATAAGCCATTTAAGACTCCTTTATTTAGAACCTGTACCAAATCCGCTTCCTCTGCTGGTCGACGACTTGCGGTCGGCAAACAACGGCATACGCGGGTCGTTATTTCGCATGAAGTGGTTGTCCACTGATTCCATCTGGGTCTGCGCTTGGTTCTCGTAATACTCTTTCATGGCAGCGACTTTTTCAACGGTGTTTTTGCAGAGCATCAACCCGCCAATTTCGACATTGCCTGTCTGAGCATTACCAACAATCATCAGTTCCGGATGGTCCGCTGCTTTTACCGGTTCCCAACCATCGCGCATCATTTTTGATACGTGTGTAGGGTGTGCCTGTCCATTTATGTGCGTTGAAATCCAACGATATACATAGCCGGGCTCAGGCGTCGGGTCTGGCAACGAGCTCGAAGGTTTATAGACCATTCGAACATTTTTTTCGCGTGTCAATGTGTCACGAGGGGTACGGTTTTCAGCCATTTTGATTCTCCAATATTAATACTTGTTCAGCATACTGCTTAGGGGTTAATTTGAACTTTTGTGCTAACGCCAACTGGGTTTTCGTTAACTCAATCTTTCTTTTACCTGTCGAACGCGTCGCAGGCGCAACCACCGAGGCAGGTTTTCTTGGAGCCTCACCGGACCTTGGCCTGTCTTCGTTACCACCGAAAACTTCAGGGAACTTCGACTTCACGCGAGCATCGATTTGCTCGAAATATTCATCAGAGCGGGGGTCTACCCCGGTGTTGACTAGCTTTTGATGCAGCCCTAGTGCGTAGCTGGTAACTTCTTCGAACCCGTTTGCTCCGAACCACTGGTTTTTTGCTTGCCAGCGCAAGGTTTTTTCGTCCGGTTGAACACGTTGCGGTTCTTGTGGTGTAGTTTGTACCTCAAAATTTTCGTCTTGTAAAGGGGTTGGTCGAAAATTTTTCGCAGCCTCCATTTTCATCTTGGCTTCGAGCAACGCCTCTTGGGCGGCAAGGATGGCATCCGCATCGAACGCTTCCTGTGCAGCCTTGTAGTCACGGCGGGCTTTCTCCAGCTCAGCTTCGGCAGCGGTTTTAGCCATCTGCGTGTACTGTTCGGTGCCCGTGTTGACGTTTTGGCGCAGCTTTTTGTTTTCTTCCAACAAGCGCTGTGTAAGAACCTCAAGTTCTTGCTTTTCCCTCAAGGTGGCTTCTTTGGCTCTGCGTTCGTCGTGACGAGCATGTGTTAACTCCTTGATACGCTTTTGCGCACCTTGGGTGTACTGCTCAATCTCGTCGTCAGTTGGGTCTTCTACTTCCCTGTCTAACGGTTTACGCCCACGATCTTGCTCGGGGGTGTCGTCAATGATGGAGACTTCAACATCATCTTCGTCTGGAGTGACGATTTCAATGTCTACGCTTTTATCCTCAATCTCGTCAGGGAACTTAAATTGTTCTCCGGCCATATCTGCTCCTTTAAGCGCGGGTTACACCGCGAGGGTCTTGCACAACACATTCCACTTGGTCATCGTTGATGACGCGGAACTCTTTTCCAAATATCTTGAATCGCGTACCGGAGTACGTACGTACCAAGACGAAGTCGCCTTCTTTGCACCAAGCGCCTGTAGGGAACTTTTTGGTGTCTTTGTACGCATCTGGCCCTACACGCATGACAAACAACACCGTAGTGGCGTGTTCTTCTTGGCGCAGAGTCGTTGCATCTCGAACTAAGTCGAGTGAGGTACCCGCTAACTTCTCATCCACGGGAGGGACGATGCACAGGAGTTTGTAGCCTGTCGGGATTGGTAATGCAGAGGCTTTTGTTTCCTCTGAGTCGGGTGCATCCAATTGCTGGATGGCGGGTGGCAGTTGAATGCCGGGAGGCAGGAGTATTTCACTCATCTGAATCTTCTACTTTCTTTGCAAGGTCGAGTAAGTAACCCTCTGCGATGGCTAGACCATGAATCACCCCACAGAGTTTTTGATATTGGTCGAACGTCTGGCAGGTGCCTGCGGCTAGGTCATCTGCATAGTTGTTCATATCGGTACGTATTTTTTCGCGCAATACGCGTGCGAATTCATCGATCATTTGTTAGGTTTCCCCTCTGGTTTGTTGCGTGCTAACTCAGCACGAATAGCAGCTTGCTCACGCTGGTGTTCTAGGTTCTGACGGTGTACCTCTTGTTTATGCGTCAGTGTTTGATTGTGTTGTTGCGCTGCCATCACAGTTCTAGACTGCATAGCCGCGAGTTCTTGTTGCGCCCTTGCGGCGGCAATTGCCGGATCCTCGCCTTGAGTAGCGCGAAGTTTGTCTGCTTTCTCGGCAGCATCGATCATTAACTTCTTTTGCTCCAACTCTAGTTTGTCTTTTTGAGCGGCAGCATCAATCATGATCTTTTTACCTTTGAGTTGCACCTCTTGCTGTTTGATCGCCAACTCTTGCGCTTGCATCTGTAGCACTGGGTCTTGCGCTTGTTGCTGGGCTTGCATCTGTGCAGCCTGCGCTTGGCTTTGTTGGAGCACTTGGTTCGCAGCCTGCGCCATCATGGTGGACAAGGCCAACTCGATCTCTGGTGGTAACTTCTCGTCTTCTGGAGGCAGTGGCATACCCAACTGTTGCTCAATCTTGGCACGGTAGGCGTAGCCAACGTGCTCTGCAATGTGTGCCATCATGGCCGCTTGCATCATTGGTGCTTTCGGGTTTTGTCCAACCAACTGCTGCACGATTGGGTCGTTTATCATCGACATGTGCACCTTGATATGTGCGTCGTGATCTTGGTGCATGAACGCCTTCATTGGCTCCATACGAAGCATGGCCATGTTCTCTGACACAGGGTCTTTTGGCTTCTCGTCGTCTGGCAGTGGGATTAACTTGTCTGGGTTCTTAATGCCAAGAACCTCGAGCATCCTGCGGTGTAGTTGCGGTAAGTCATAAATGTCCGGAGCCATCTGCGCCATCTGAATGACCGCTTGGTACTGGACAACCCGCTGGCTCATCGTCGCAGCATTTGGGTCGCTCACAGGAATAATATCTACGTTCTCGTAGTCCTCGTGGCGTGCACCGCGTGTGCCTTTTTCTGGGTCAAAGTTATAACTTGGGCTGGCGTTGTCACGGATGATCGTTGCCAACAGCCCCAACTCTTGCTTGAATGTGTAGTGCAGACGGGCTTGCACTGCCGTCATTACTTTAAGCTGGCGCTCCAAGAGAGCGAGCGTTGTGCCCACCGGTGCTTGAGCAGACATGTCGGAGACCTGCATATCTGCAGTAGCCGCAAAGCGGCGGCCTTCCTCTACGATTTTGTCTAGGAGCCCAGCCAAAACTGCACTTGGTTCCTTGTAGGGCAAGGGCAGAATATTTTCACGCAGAGCGCCTGAGCCAATGTCTACGTCACGGAACTCTCCGGGTGCTATCGGTGTGTCATCACCCTTAATGCGAAGTCCACGAGACTTGAGGCCCCCGGGGAGGTTCGATAGTGTTCCCGCATCCACCAACTGACGCATGATGCTTGTGGCTGACTTGGCAAAGCCACCGATGAGGTGGAAGAGTCCGAAGCCGTAGGCTCCGAAGCCGGGGATGTATTGGTAGTGCACGAAGTGCTGGCGCTTGAGTCGATACTCATCGTCTTCTTTCCAATTACGGCGTATCGCCAGTATGTCGTTTGAGCCTTTAAGGATGGTGACCACGTAGGGCAGAGCGATGCCTGTGACTTCCCCATCTTCATCTTTGTCTTCGTAGCCAATCAAGTCCAAGTCCACATGGCACTCATACAGGACATAACGGTCGTCGTTTAGATCGGAGAACCCAGTCTCTTTGTCTTTGGCTCTCTTGATGTCGTCTTGCGACGCTTTCATCGGGTCTGGCAAATCAATGTCGCGGTAGAACCCTGCTTGCTGTAGCTTAACGATTTCGTTCTTTGTTTTACGCATGACGTGCGTCACGCGATAACAGGTATCCATATCTGTTGCACCGTATGGCAAGAGGATGTCCTCTGCAGGCACAAACATAGAAACTTGTCGCCCCATGTTAGGGTCTTCGTAGACTTTCTTAAACGCTGAACCCGTAGCAGGCAGCGACCACAACATACGCTCTTGCTCTGGACGGAACTCTTTCATTACCTCCGTCAACTGGTAGTTCATGTCTTCCTCGACACGCTGCGCAGCTTCTTTTTTCTGCGGAGTCTCTTTACCAATAATCTTTGTGCGCACGGGACCTTGCGCTGGGAACATCTCCGTGATTGTCTCGCTTTGGAAGCGCACCACCGCTTCTGTAATCATTGGGTGGAACACGCCTGATGCGCCATTCCAAGGCTCTGTTCTTTCTTCATACTGCAAGCCCAATAGTTTGAGTCCCTGCGTATAGGCTTTCTCCCAGTCCTTGCGTGAGTTCTTGTCGTTTTCAATATCGCCAACTAAGTCGCCAGCAAACGACTCCATCGCGCTTTCATCCATTTCTTCTGCCAAATTGGCGTTGAAGTCATCTGTATCTTCACCGGGGATGATGCTGATATCTAGCCCATCTGTATGGATGTTGACCGCCTCTGGATCAACAATCTCTATCTCAAATTCTTCTGGCTGCTCTTGCGCCAAGTCCTCAAGTCCTTGCGGTTGTGTGTATAGCGCTTTGTCGATGTTGGTTGCCATATTGGTCCTCAGTAGTAAGCGTGCTGCCTACGTTTAAAAATTATTGGCTCATCTTTCTCGTCGGTATCGAGCGATATGAACCCGCCTTGTCTAAACCGCATCAGTGCTTGGGATGTTGTATCAACGAAGTCGTCATGCTCTCCAACTGGGAACGCCGCAACTTCCTCGATCACCTCACGCGCCCAGCGCGTATCCGGTGCCCACACCATGCCAGATGCAAACAAGTCCGCAATCGCGTTCAATCGTACCATCTTGTCGTTGCCACGGCTAGGGTTTGTCTCCCACGCTGGGATACCCATCGCTCTGAACTCTTGGATTAGCGGTGCGCCAGCAGACTTCTTCTCCACAATGAACGCATCAGGCTCCCACTCTTTGTAGTGTTTGAACGCTATCTGCTTTAACTCGGGGAAAGTCATGCGGTCTTTGAATGCATCGAGCAAAATAATCTGCGCCTTGTGTCCTTCTTCCTCGTTGTAGAACACGCCCCACGTTGTGCACGCGCTGTAGTCGGAGTTTGTCTTGACCTCATGCGCCGTATCCCAAGACTGGATAATGTAGTCACACATGGGCGGGTCTTCTGGCTCCCAAATTCTCCACATCTTGCGTGAAATCACCGCGCTGTTGTCCGACGTGGGCTGCTGCATGTACTGCGCGTTCCAATATCGGGGGTCAATACTGGCCTTGGTAGCTTTTAACGCGGGAAGTGACCACTGCTCTGGCCAAAGAGACTTTTCGTTGTCTGTATCTTCGTTCAATATGGCGGGTAACTCCACGATTTCCCACGGTATGGACTCAGGATTCTTAGTTTGGTAGTCAATAAGCCGTCCTGTAAGGTCAAGAAGTGACCAACGGGTCATCACAATAATGATCGCACCCCCCGGCATCAGACGCTGCAAGGGACCTGTCTGCATCCAAGACCACGCCGTGTCAAACGCTAGACGAGAATTTATTTTAACGTCTTGTTCTGAATGCGGGTCATCAATAACGAATAAGTCAGCGCCGCGCCCAGCAAGCGCTCCGCCGACACCTGCCGCGTAGTACTGTCCACCGGCAGACGTAGACCATTTTCCGGCGGCTTTTTGGTCGTCAGCCACATGCGTTGAGGGGAAGATTTCACGATACTCCTCCGTGTCGATCAAGTTACGAACTCTGCGTCCAAAATCTTCAGACAAACCGGCGGTATGCGTACCCATGATGATCTTTTTATTAGGGTATTTACCTAGAAAGTATGCTGGGAACAGGTAGCTAGAGAATTCTGACTTACCCATACGTGGCGCGATGTTAATAATCACGCGTTTTTTCTTGCCGGAGATCACGTCTTCAAAGATTTTTGCCAGTTTCCTGTGCTGTGGCCCCACTTTAAAGCCCGGATAGACGTGTTTTGCAAAGTCCAGGATGTTTTCTCTGGCGTTATAGAGCGACGCACGGCGTTCGCGCTCCTCCAACATGTCCATCAACTCAATCTTCTCCTGCACCGACATCTTGGGCAGGGCTAACTGGAGCGCTTTGGCTTCAGACTGCGTCAGGTTTAGGTTGCTGAAGTTCATCTTCTGGGGTTTTTTGTACACGTTCTTCCAACGTGTCTACATTTTCGTCTTTTATATACACGTCGTTCACGGTTGCAACGTCTTCAACGTCCACGACTCCCATGAATTTGTTGAGCTTTTCTTTAATCTTCTTGTCGATCTCTGAGTCCGACATGTCAGCCTTCTTGACCTCCACCCGTTCGGTAAACAACGCCACTTCTGTGATCCGCCCCAGCATGTCTAATGCTTTGAGCCGCACTCTAGCGTCTGGATGGTTTGTTTCTTCCAAGATTTTGGCCACAGCCATACCGCGCAGGTTCTTAGCCTGCTCCACGAACTCCCAGTCATAGGCAGAAAGCATGGCGACCAGATGGCGTACTGCCTCTGGGGTTTTAATCTGTGTGAGTTGGTGTTTGGTTTCCGCCACCGGCGTGTTGGTGGAGAGCGCGGTGAATACTTTTTGCGCTGCCTTGGCGTTGGCTTCTTTCAAAGCCTTGTCGTCATCGTCGACTCCGAGCTTTTCTAGCCATGCCGTTGTGTTGACTTGCGCGTTAAGCGTTTCTTGAGGGGACACCTTCTCCAAAGGAGTGGCTACCTTTGCTTTGTTCTCCAAGATTGGAGGCTCAAAATCTACCAAATGTTCCAGCATTTATCCCTGACGGTGTGCGGGTTGCGTTCCCGATAGCGCGAGTGTATACTAACTTCTGGTAGGTGTGCAAGCAGTTGTCAAGTCTGGATGCACATTTGCTTCTCCTGATGGGATAACCATCTTCAACCCCGGCGTTCAACAGGCGTCGGGGTTTTTTTATTTGTGCTGTCAAGCGTTTGACAAGGTTTCTTGGAATTTTTTATAAAAATTTAGAGGGTAGGTGTTTAGTATTACAGAAATTGGAATTGTGGTTACGAAACACTGTTCATAGGACGACGCAGTTCAGCCATGCAATAGGGGTGATGGGGGATAGGTGGGTTCGCCCAAAACGGACTTTTGGAAATTTTTTTTCCCCTACCAATGTCAAACTGAAGGTGTTGGTTCAGAGGAGAGCCAGCAACTTCCGCCACAGATTCGTGGCAACAACGGGGACAGATGTCCCCATTCACTAGGAGATAGTTATGTCAGTTCAAAAGTATGTCAACGACATCAAAGCAGGTTCGGCTCTTGTCGAGAGCGGTTACGCTGGACTCAAGTCCATCTATGGTCGCCGTAAGAATCGTGATGCTGTTCGTGTTGAGTTGTTGCCGTTCTTTGCCAAGTCCTACAAAGTCGCACTCGTTGCGGGCGAGGGCAAGGCAGAGGGCAAGCAAGTGCTCGACAGCACTGCTGATTCGTATGAGGCTTGTCGCAAGGCTTTGGCTCGCACGCTCGATGCAATCCTGCCCGCAACTGCAGGTGCGTCTGCAAAGCCAGAGTTCACACGCAAGCAACTCACAGAAGCCAAACGCTTCTTGTCTTTATTCGAGAGCAAGACTCTCGCCAAGCAAGCCTTAGAGCAACTCTAAGATTAATCACAACGGGGACATATGTCCCCATTCTTCGCAAGCGGTGCGGGAGCGAGCCTCCCGCGCAGTTCATTTCTTTGTCTAACTCAGGAGATT